GGTTAGATCTCAACCCCCATATTGTGAAGGTTATGCTGAACCGTTTGGTAGGGTTGGAAAAACTATGTCTGCACATGATAGTAAATGTCGTCCCACGTTGTTGTATCCACATTTAGATTATTTGGACCGTGATCAGTTCGCTATTCCAATTTTCGTTACACCTAAAGTAGATGGAGTTCTGGATAATGATAGAAGTTTTCTCAAGAATACTTGTAACCATTATATGGATGACAAACCGGTTTTCACAGATTACGACATCATTATGAGGATCATCAATGAAAGATCACAGCGTATTATCTCAGTTTTTGAGGAACTTGAAGTAGGCGACATGCGAATACTATCACTCGATGAGGTTATCAATGGCTCGGATCTAATTGACCCACTGAAAGTGAATACGTCTTCTGGGTTTCCAAAGTATGGACCCAAGACTCAATTTTTAAGTGGAGATGTTGGTTGCTACAAAATGGACCATAAAGTGATCAGTGATTATAACATGCTGATGGACTATAATTCTCGTGGTGTTGCTGTTCCCTTACCGTACACGAACTTTGGTAAAGACGAGGTGAAAGCAGGAATTCCAAGGGCCTTTACTGGACCATCATTACTCACCCTCTTACGAGACAAAAGCGTAATGGGTTGGTACTTAAGTAACTATAAACGAGCTTGCTTTAAGTTGGATCATGCATGGGGTGTTTCATCAGAGGCTGATTGGACCCAGCTGTACCATCAATTAGTTCAAAATGTCAATGGTGACGAGTCTCGATTTATTGCTGGCGATTTCTCCAAATTTGATAAGAAGTTTAGTCCAGAGATGTTGATGATAGTCTATAACGTTCGATTACGAGTTATGCAACACTTCTTACCTGACGATTTGAAGCATCTGGCTCATAACTTGATGACCGCCATATGCACTGAAGAAGCGTGGTCAATGATTATGATTAAAGGGGACATCTATTATTTTCCTGGTGTGAATACTTCGGGTGGTTTCCCAACCACACTTAACAATATTGAGGGTAACGAGATCTATCACATGTATGCGTATTACAAGAAATTTAATACTCCCTACTTTGACAATGTTAAAGCAATCTTTTATGGCGACGATTCAGTTGCCACGTGTAAACATGATGGATATGATCAACAGTACCTCCAGGAGCTCTTTGCGTCTTTAGGTGTTAAGTATACCAACGCCAGAAAAGAAAAGGAAGGTGAACGGTATGAATCAAGGGAGACTTTAATGTTCTTGGGGC